CGACTCTCGATGGAGGTGGTGATAATTGTGCTACCTTTATATTTCAAATTGCAGGAAATCTCACTGTAGCAAGTGCTGGTATTGTTCATTTACAGAATGGTGCACAGGCTAAAAATATCTTCTGGGTAGTAGCTGGAAACGTAGCTCTTGGAACAACCGTTGATTTTAGTGGTAATGTATTATGTAAAACTGGAATCTCAGTATTAACTGGAACTAAAGTTACTGGAAGATTACTAGCTCAAACAGCTGTTACGTTAGATGGTGGATTTATTGTTAAACCTGAATAATTAAATATATGAAAACAAATAATAAAGTATTCAGGGCACTTTTAATAAGTGTGTTGATTGTATTAAGTACTACAACCTTTGCTCAGAAAGACACAGTGAATCTTAAACCATCCTTTTGGGTTGGTGGAGCAGTAGGTGCAAACTTTAATTTCTATCGTGGGAGTACCCAGGATATAAATGCAGATCTATTCTCATATCCTGCTTTTCACAATGGACAGGGTGTAGGATTATTTCTTGCTCCAGCATTAGTGTATCATAATCCTGATAAAGTATTAGGTGTTATGTTAGAAGTTGGTTATGATAATCGTAAAGGTGAATTTGATAAGGTAACTACTCCATGTAATTGTCCTGCAGATTTAAAAACTAATCTTAGTTATATTACTGTAGAACCAAGTTTACGTGTAGCACCTTTTAAAGGTAACTTTTATCTCTATGGTGGCCCACGTTTGGCATTTAACTTAGGTAAATCATTTACTTATGATAAAGGTGTAAGTGTAGATGGGACTATTCCTGCAGAACAAATAAAAGGTAAGTTCACACATATGAATCAGGTTTTAGTTTCTTTGAACGTTGGTATGGGTTATGATATTTTACTTTCAGAAAAAGTTAAAGGACATGTTCATAAGCAAATGGTGTTATCTCCTTTTGTAGATTTTCATCCTTACTTTGGACAGAATCCTCGTTCAATTGAGACATGGAATGTAACTACAGTTAGAATAGGAGCAGTTCTTAAATTTGGGCATGTTAAGGTTGCTGTAAAAGTTAAACCAGTGGTTGTAGTTGAACCTACTCCAGTAGTTGTAATAACTAAACCAGTTGTTGTAACTCCAACGCCAGTTGTGGTTGTTGTACCTAAGATTACCGAGACCTATACTTTGTTTTTTAAGTTTGATCAGTCTAATCTTGATATGCAATCAATAAGCAATCTTAATGATTTGGTTCGTGATTTAAAAGCAAATCCAAGATTCAATCTCAAGATTAAATCTTATTGTGACATAAGAGGAAGTGATAGTTACAATATAGCTCTTGCAAAGAGGCGCAGTAAGGCAGTTGCTGACTATTTAGTTAGCAAAGGTATTATTGAGTCACGTATCAAGGCCGAAAGTTTAGGTGAGACTGTAGCATTTGATAAAGACAAAGGTAAGATTAATGAAACCAACTATGCTTTAAATCGTAGAGCCAACCTTACTGTCATTGTTATTATTAGTAAATAAATTTGGTAATAAATAAAAAAATGAGTATACTTACTTTAGTAGTTATTTTAGTAGTGTTATCACTATTATATTGGGGAACTAACACAGCACCTTTTATTATAGGCACATTTAGAACAATGTTGTCTTGGCTATGGATAGCTCTTGGTGTTGTAGCTTTTGTAGTATTTATATTAGGCATCTTAGGAGTATCAACCCCAGGACTTAATATACATTGGAAATGATAAAAGAATACACAAGAAAGTTTGGTTGGAAAAGAGACCAACCTGATTATAGAGATCGTAAACTAGCCCTAGCAATAGGGTTAGTACCTGATAAAGTGGATCTACGAAAAGGATGTCCTCCAGTAGAGGATCAGGGGAATCTTGGTAGTTGCACAGCAAATGCTATTGCAAGTGCTTATCAATTTGAACACACAAAACAAAAGTTAGGTAGTTTCAAACCTTCAAGATTGTTTATCTACTATAACGAAAGAGTTATAGAAAATTCAGTTAATGATGATGCAGGAGCAATCTTGCGTGATGGCCTTAAAACTATTGGTGGTGGTAGTCAAGGTAGTGGAGTATGTTCTGAATGGAGATGGCCTTATAGGATATCTAGGTTTACAGATAAACCAAGTGCCACTTGTTATAGAGTAGCACTACAGAATCAGGCTCTCACTTATATGTCTGTACTTCAGACTCCGGCACAACTTAAAGGTTGTCTTGCAAATGGTTATACTTTTGTATTTGGTTTTACTGTATATTCATCTTTTATGAATATAGGTAGTAATGGCCTTATGCAAATGCCTCAACCAACTGATACAGTAGAAGGAGGTCACGCAGTTATGTGTGTAGGATATGATAGTATAAAGAAATACTATATCATACGTAATAGTTGGGGAAAATCCTGGGGGGATAAAGGATATTTTTATATGCCAGAAACTTACATGCATGATAATGACTTATGTGATGACTTTTGGACAATAAGAGTAGTTGAGTAATTTAAATTTAAAATAGATATTATGAATACATCACAATTTTTTAAAGGTCTTTTGATGGCACTTGTTGCAGTCATTGTGTCCTTATTTACTGCGGGGTCGATCAATTGGGTTCTAGCAGGAGTTGCTATAGTAGCAGCAATATTGAGTTATTTTGGGAAGAATCTTATTCCTTGGCTTCATTCTGATTCTCCAGTGGGAACATTGAGTCTCTTGAATATTGTGTCGGGGCTATTGATTGCTCTTTCCGTTGGTATATTAAACGGAGTGGGAGAGTTTATTGTAAGTGGTGCAATTATGTGGGCCATCTTATGGAAACAAGTAGCTTTTGTAACGCTCTCATATTTGAATAGTACATTTTTTGCTGGCCCATATAGTCTGAATAAAGTTAAAGGATTAGGTAAATAATAATTAAAAAAGAGAAGAGTTATGAAGAAGATTTTCATTGTTTTAGTATTTACATTGTTTGCAGTATCTGCTTATTCGCAGAACATGTTTAAACCTGTTCCTAAGAATTTCTTTCTTAAGACACAGACTGTTGAGACTTTAGAAGTAGCCCCTGGAACTGTATCTGAATGGCTTTGGCGATTCAATGTTACAGTTGTAGCTAATGAATTTGTATGGGATAAAGTTGCAAAGCAATTTAATTCTGTACCTCTTAGTGGAGTTGGCCCAGGTATTGGTTATAGGCATTATTATCAGGCTCCCGATGGAATCCCTGCAAGTGATTTTGGAGTAAATTTTGTTCTCTTATGGGGCACAGATATAGATAATATTTCTCCGGCAAATCTTAAGCCAGCTCTTACTGTCAACGCTTTTAATTTTCTAAATGTTGGTGTTGACTATGGAATTAAAACTAAAGCATTTGGTATACTACTTGGAGCTCAAGTAAGTTTTTAACATACATCTCCTATAGGAGAGACTTGTATAAAAGAACAAGGTATGGAAAAGGGGCGTAAGATAAAATGCCCCTTTTTTTATTTTATAATTTTTCTTTCCTTATTATTTGTTTTTCTCATTTATTTTACTTATCTTTGTACAAATATTTAAACTATGGCTAAAACAATTAACGGAAGAAAGATTACAAAAGCAAAAGTTAGTAGACCAGGTATTCATGCCAAAAGTAAAATGAGTGTACACAAATCAAGTAAACATTATGTTAAACTTAAAGTAGGTCAAGGTTGATGGAGAAGAAAAGAATTTATGTTGCAGGTAAACTGAATGATGATGCAGTTGGATATATTAAGAACATGCATCGAATGATTAAAACAGCTAAACAATTAAGAGATGAAGGTTATTGTGTTTATGTTCCTTGTGTTGACTTCCTTGAAGGACTTGTCGACGGGACTTTTGACTACAGTGACTACTTTGTTAATTCTCAGCCTTGGTTGGATTGTGCTCATGCTATCTTTCTTACGCCAGGATGGGAAAAATCATCAGGAACAAAAAAAGAAATAGAAAGGGCAGAGACTCTTGATATTCCAGTGTTCAAAGATGTAAAAGAGATGAATGGATATTTTCATGGTGTAACTGAACCTAAATTATTCTAATGGGTAAGGGTTTAAAGTACGATACAGGTAAACTTCGTTGGGATTTACTTCCAATAGATTGCATAGAAGATGTGGTTAAGATACTTACCTTTGGTAGTGAAAAATATGGCCCGAATAATTGGCAAGAGGTTGAGGATGCGGGTAATAGATATTATGCAGCTCTTATGCGTCATCTTGCAGCAAATAGAAAAGGGGAATCAATGGATGAAGAATCAGGTCTCCCCCACTTAGCTCATGCAATGTGTAATGTAGTATTTTTATTGTGGTTAGAAAAAAATAAATTAAAAAAAGTAAATGGACAAAGTTAAAGATCTTGGTAAAGTTATTCTCCCAGATGGGATGGTACTAGCAGAAGTAAAAATTCCTAAGCGTTTTATTATAGCGCCAGATGGAGCAGAAGAAAAAGATTCATATAGTGTCATAATTGCAGTTCATCCTAACATTAAGGATTTGAAAGTAGGAGACGTTGTAGTTAAGTACGGTGGTAATCTATATGGTTACACACTTAATGCTGGTACAGATAAAGAAAAGAAAATAGCTTTAATGAATAGAGGTAATATAAATGTGGCAGTTAAGTATGAGAATTTCATTGACCCAGACATATTGACAGCCAAGGTTAAAATATAATATTTGGTATAAAGTTTGATTACCAGGAATAAATTAAAAAACTAAAAGATATGTTTAATTTACTTGACTATGGATTATATCAGGCTTACAAAACAATGGGATGTTTTGGGTTAGCGTATGATGTACAGGAAAACAAGAAAGAAATTGTTTTTACTATGGGAGTTCCTGGTATGAAAAAGGAAGACATAGAAATAAAGATTAGGGATAGTAGAAGACTTGTGTTAAGATCACTTAAGTCTACTAAGTATACTCCTGACTTTCATTATGCCTTTGTACTTCCTTGTGAAATTTCTAAGAGAGGTGCAATTGCCTCTATGGAAGATGGAGTTCTAACTGTTAAGTTAGAGAGAAAAGAAGTAGATGAGTTTAGGATTAAACTCGCATAAAGAATAACCCACTGTAAAAGGTGGGTTTATTTTTTAAAATAAGTGTTAAATAATTTGGTAGATTGGAAAATAATACATATCTTTGTATAAATTTAAAGAGCATGAGAACAGTAGACTTAATTATGGAACTTTCAAAACTACCTCCTGAACTAGAAGTGGTATACGATGGTAGTATGAATGGGGATGGAATATCCTTCCCTGAGTTCAGGTTAGTAGTAATAGATACAGCAAGTGAGATTATAGACAATAAAGAACAGCATTGGATTTTGTTATATCAAAAATCTATGTTACCAGAAGATATTGATAGTGAGGAGGAAGAGTAATGGAAAATTTATATAGTTTTAATAGTAGTCCTTTAAAAGCAGCTACAGTGTTTATTAGTGGGGAGAAGTATGTTACATCCAAGGGAGACGTGTATGAATGGGTTAAAAAAGTTAGTGGAGAAGGCGATTTTAATTTTATAAAAGAATCTCCCTTGGACGCAACATTAGATGGTAATTGTGTAGAAAATCTTACTGAAGTACAACTTAAATTATTTTGGAAATTATGCAAATGAAGAAAGTGTATATTGAATGGCATGACAGTTATACTACTGATACCTGGCAAAATACACAGGCGGCTATTGCTGGTTGTAGATCAATGATGTTATGTAAGTCTATAGGTTATATGTTAGATAAAAATAAGAAGAACATAACCTTTTGCCATACCTTGAATGAAGAAGGACAAGTAACTGGAGTAATGCATATCCCAGTTGGTTGTATAAAGAAGATGAAAGTATTTAAGAAATGAAAATACCGATACAAACAAATAAGAAGAAGTTTTATAGGCAGGTTCTTGAAGTACTCAGGAGCCTTCCTCCACTTGACACGTTACGAAGTAGGGAACTTAGTCTTCTTTCAATGATTATGTATTACAATGATCTATATAAGAGTGTGGATGAAAACATACGTTGGAGGATCATTAATGATACTATGACTAGAAAGGAGATACAGAAAGAATTAAATATGAATGAGTATCTATTTAGTAACAACTTGTCTATAATAAAGAAGGCAGGAGTTATAAGTAAAGACGGAGCACTTGTAAAATTTCTACAGATTAGTCCTGAAAATAATAAATTTGGTATTACTTTTACTTTCAATATATCAGAAGATAATGGGTGAATATGACGATGACGACGAATTAGATGAACTATTAGATAGGTTTACTCTACCAGAGGAAAGTGAACTATCTCCTAGAAAAAGAATTGTATTACAGATACTTGATGGAGGAGGTAATATAGAAGATATTTTATTTGACATAGAGGATATTTATAAATATGTGAACGATGTCTACAACCGCTGTCCCGAAAGAAATTACTAAGATGCTTAGAACCATATCTGATAAAATGGGTTATGATTATCAGTTAGTGGAAGATGTATATTTTCATGAGTTTAAATTCGTTGCTGAACAATTAGTAAAAGGAGTTAAGGGAGATTATCCTAGCTTTGAAAATATTCTTTTAAAACATCTTGGGTCTTTTGTAGCGAATGAAAAACACATTAACAAACTAAAGGAAATAAATGACGATAGATCTAGACAAGTACTACAGGGGGAACAACTTTTGGACAGTACTTCCTCAATATAGAGTACTCGATACATTCGACGAGTTATATAAATCAGATAAATCAAAAGATAAAGAGAATAGTTCCAATATAATGTGGGCTATTATTTTTTGTTTACGTAGGGAATCTCCTATGTATAATCTACCTAATAAGTGGGAATTATCTGCCTCTGATATTATCAAAGATAAAAAGTTTGATTGGGATAAACATGAAAATCTAATAAGTGCGTTTAAGCAGATAAGTCTTACACAAGCAGAACGTTCTTTATTATCGTGGGAAGAACTCATGGCTAAACGTGACAAATATTTAAAACTACAGGATTATTACTTTGACAAATATCTAATAAATGAAAAGACGGGAGATAATGTGGTAAGTAGAACTGGTCAGTTTGTTACTGTAAGAGGAACAGCAGACCAATTAGATAAAGCGTTTTCTGCTACTCCAAAGATGTATGCAGATTTTGAAAAAATAAGAAAAGCATTAATAGAAGATGATATTAAAAGAGGAAAAGCCAATAAACCAATCTCACTTTCAGACAGTGGTGAAATTTGATAAGTTTATAAAATACATTCGCAATGACATGAAAGAACTGTCTTTCAGCGAAGAAGATATAAATGGAACTAAAATAATATGTTTCAAATTAGGTGTACTTAAAATGGAACATAAGATTCAGGAAGATTACGACTATGAGGCTAAAAAGTTGTTTGAGGAATTTATAAGTTTAGCTACAAAATATTATACAGACAGGGCTTGGGGATTATGATAAATAATGAACAATATATTATAAAGACTATTCCCAAGTTTCACGCTATTTCCCAAAGGTACGATAGGTTATCTTTTTGGAAAGAGCAAAAGAAGTTATGTATAGAGGGTTGTTGGATAGGTGGAAAGTGGATGCCTGGTACTTTATACTATTATATTAATTTTCATACTATTAGGTTTGAAGATGAGAGTGGGGCATCTAGAAAAATAGGTAGACCTTGGCTTAGAGATATTGATTGGGATAAAGCTTACATGTATGAAGAGGCTATGGGGTTCTCAGGATTTTCTGAGGACTCTTTGTATACATGTAATAGGTTTTATGGGCCAGAAAAGGATAGGGCTATAAAGTATGGTTGGTTGACTGAGAATGAAATAAGTCAAAAGATATATATCCCAGCTAAGGAATATCTTAGAAGATTACACCCCGCTCATCTAGGAAAACCTTTGTATAAGAATCAAGCTAAAAATGTAATGGATCTTGAGGCGAGGGGTGGAGGAAAAAGTTATTGGGCTTCTGCTCTGATACTTCATAACTTTCTTTTTGATGGAGCATATGACTATGATGTATATCTTGAGAATAGGAAGATGTCAGAACCTCTTACATCCGATACAGTAGTAGGAGCAATAGAATCTAAGTATTCCGATGACTTAGTAAAGAAAGTAAAAATAGCGATTGATCATCTACCAGATAAACAAATTATCAATGGGGAATTATATCCTTCTCCATTATATGTAGGGTATAGTGGATCTTTTGCACCAGGAAAGACGATTACGTCTAGTACTGGGTCTGTTATAAACCATAGAACTTTTATGGATGATCCTCTCGCTGCTAACGGTACAAGGCCTAATAGAGCATTTCTAGAAGAGGTTGCGTTTATGAATAATATAGTAGAGGTAGTTGCGGCACTTGAATCTACACAGGCATCTGCTGATAATAAGAATCTTGTTATATACATGCTTGGTACGGGAGGATTATCTTCGCACGGAGCAGTCATATACACTAAAGAGATATTTAATAACCCTGAAGAATTTAACTGTTTGGCATTTGATGATGTATGGGAGAATAAAGGAAAGATAGGATATTTTCTTCCCGCCACTCATACAATCAATAAGTTTAAATACGGGCCAAACAAGATTACTCTAGAAGATAAAGCTAAAGAATATGTAGAGGAGTCTATAGAAATTGCAAGGAAGTCTGGTAATAGAAGGAAATATATGGCTGAGATTATTAATAAACCACTTAAACCTTCAGATATATTCCTTACCCTTGAGGGTAACTTCTTTCCTATAGATGATCTAAGGGAACGACTTGGTGAAATTGAAAACAATAAAAGAACTCTTGAAGCTAGTTGGAAAGTAGAGTTTTATATAGTTTCAGGAAAAGTAGAATGGAAACTATCTGGTAAACCTGTACTTCGAGAGTTTCCTCATCGTAGAGGGGATATACTTGACACAGCGATAGAGATATATGAATTACCTAAGATGGACTCCAATGATACAATACCTTACGGTAGATATCTTGCATCTCTTGACCCAGTTGATAATGATGGTGGTGATGATACTGAACATTCCCTTCTATGTGGTTTTATACTAGATAGTTGGACTGATAGAATTGTTGTAGAGTATACTGGTAGGACTAGGATGACTGAAGATTTCTATGAACAATGGCGCAGATGTTTAATCTACTTTAATGCTATGTGTAACTATGAAAGAAACTTAAAAGGTTTCTATCCCCATATGAAGAATAGTAATTCTCTTCATTACCTATGTGATCAGCCACAAATATTGATGGAGAAGGGATTGGCAAAAGGAGAAGGTGCTATTGGTAATCAAACAAAAGGTACTCATTGTACAACTCCTATAGCAAACTGGGGATTAGAATTAATTCTATCGTATTTAGGAGCAAGGGCTTATGAACAACCATACGTTGATCCAGATAAACCAGATGAAGCAGTATATATTAAAAACTTACATAATCTCAAGTCTCCAGCATTGATTCAGGAACTCATAGCTTATAATAGTGAGATAAACGCAGACCGTGTATCTTCGCTTGTACTGCTTATGATTTTAAGAGAAGATAGATTAAACTTATCTAAGAGTGCGTTTAGTAAGAAAGTTGATACTGTAACTAAGAATAAGTTTTGGGATAAGGCTTATAAATCATTTGGTCAAAAGAATAAATTTCTGGATTCGAGGATAAATCATATGAAGAATTAATGAAAAATTAATATACTACGTACAATTAAAGTATATAACGTTTGTATTTTTTTGTTAAAATATTTGGAAGTTACAATAATAATACGTATCTTTGTGAAAATTTAAAATAATGGACATAGTAGGCGCATATAATCAGATATTTTTTCCTAAGCAGAAGATACCAACAGATCAGAAGAACGATGAGTTTTTCAAGAAGTGTATAGATGCTTGCGAGACAATGCTTTATTACCGAAGTGGATTAAGTAGGTCAAAGCAAATAGATATGGAGTCCAACATCAATGTTTATAAAGGGGTTGTTGTTCCAGAAGATCTAGAAAAGATGTTTAATCCTATGGATCTAGAAGGGATTACATTTCCTTCTGAAACAAGGAACTACCCAATATGTGCTCCAAAGATAGATCTTCTTGTAGGGGAAGAATGGATGAGACGTGATTCATGGATGGTTAGAAGTATGAACGAATCTGCTGTATCTGGGAAACAGGATCAGCAAAAAGAACTCATCATGAACTATCTTCAACAGGAGTTACAGAATCCAAATTATTCTCAACAGGAAGCACAACGTAATATAGAAAAGCTTGGAAAGTATTTAAAGTATTCATGGAAAGATGGTACTGAACTTACTGCATCCAGGCTTCTTGCTTATATATATAAGGAGCAGAATCTTAAGAAACAATTTAATGATGGGATGATAGATAACCTTGTCCCTGGTCGTGAGATTTACCGTATAGATGAGGTGAATGGAGAGGTAATTGTAGAAAAGGTAGACCCTCGTCAACTTCATCCGCTTGGACAAACTAATGATTTTAGAGTAGAAGATTCAGATATAATTATACAGATACAATATCTCCCAGTAGGAAAAATAATAGATGAGTTCTATGATTTTCTATCTGATGATGATGTTAAGTATCTTGAGGGTGGAATAGCAGCTAAAAAAGACGAAGGTGTACTTAATTATAGTTATGTAAATCCTAGATTATATTATCCTGTTAATCTTTCTGATGATGATCCAAGACTTATAGAAGTTGATAACGAAATGGCTAACTACGGTTATGTTGGGCCATTTGATGATAAAGGTAATGTTAGAGTTGTAAGAGCCCGTTGGAGAGGTAGAAAGAAACTTGGTAAGTTAACTTACATTGATGATCAAGGAGATGAACAGACCGATTGGGTTTCTGAAAATTATAAAATAGATCCTGATAAAGGTGAGAAAGTTTCTTGGAAATGGGTTAACGAAGCCTATGAAGGAAATAAGTTAGCTGGTAGAATATACGTTAAGTTTGGCCCACGTAAGTTCCAAATGAGGCGTATGAATAATAAATCTAAATGCGATTTAGGATTTATTGGAACAGACTGCGGTGTTTCTATGATGAGTAGAATGAAACCATTTCAGTTTGCATACAACGTGTACATGCGTAGACTTGAACTATTATGTGCTAGATTTGGTGGCCCTATTATAGAACTTGACACTTCTAAAATACCCGATGACTGGGATCTCGATAAGTGGATGTACTATCTTCATGTACTTGGTTATATGATTAGTGATCCTTGGAATGAAGGTAAGAAAGGTGCTGCTCAAGGTAAGTTGGCTGGTAACATGAATACTACTGGTAGTAGAGCAATCAGCCCTGAGATAGGAAATTTCATTCAGCAGAATATTCAAATGCTTCAGTATATTGAAGGTCAGTTGGGTACAATAGCTGGAGTAACAAAACAAAGAGAAGGCCAGGTTGATAATCGTGAAACAGCTAGTGGTGTTGAAAGAGCTGTTACTCAGAGTTCTCATGTTACAGAACGTTGGTTTGCAATACATGAAGATACAAAACGTAGAGTATTACAAGCCTGTATAGATGTAGCAAAACAAGTATATAAGGGTAAGAATGTTAAAGCTGATTTTATCCTTGATGATATGTCGAGAGTATTCCTTGATTTTAATGGTGATGATATAGCTTACACAGACTTTGATATATTTGTAAATTCTTCATCTGAAGACCTACGTATACGTCAAACCATTGAAGGTCTTGCTCAAAGTATGATTCAGAATGGTGGGAGTGCTTCTACACTTATAGATGTTATAAGATCTAATAGTATTTCTGAGATGAGCACAATGCTTTCTGAAGCTGAAGACAAACAAGCACAGAATGCTCAGAACATGGAAGAAAAGAAACTTGCTATTCAACAGAGTGCTCAACAAGCCATGTTACAAGACAAACAAGCTGACAGAGACATTAAGAAATATCAAATTGATATGGAGTGGAACATAGCTCAACTTAATGCTGAATCAAAGAAAGATCAGAAGGCACTTATAGATAAAATGAAAGCAAATGAACAAAAATTAGCTTTGGAATATGACAAACTAAATGTAAAATCATCTACAGATGCCTCCAAATTAGATGAGGCAAAAAGACATAATGTGGAGACTGAAAAAAGTAAAACTAAAGTTTAAAAAATGAGAGTAGAAGAAATCGTTGATGTGTTCAGGAATCATCCTGTATATTTGGATTCTGGTGCTGGTAAATTATCGAAGAGATTTAATTGTTCAAGAGAAGACATATATGAAGCAAAGTTTTTAATTAGAAAAGATGGAGTAAAAATAGTAAAAGAAAGGAAGCAACCAAAGATATTATTATTTGACTTAGAGACAAGTCCTCTAAAAGCTTATATCTGGGGAATGTGGAAACAGAATGTGTCAATAGATGCATTAATATCAGATTGGTATCTTCTTTCATATAGTTGTAAATGGTTAGGTGATGATACAATGCATTCCAATGTTCTC